GTTGAAGCTTTTTCTTTGAACTGTTCTGAAAGCTCTTCGCCATCGAACATAGCATCAAAGTGTTCGCCCATCTTTGTCTTAATCGTGGCTAAATTGCCGGCAGCATTGCCTTCAGCCTTTGTGTTGTTTTCTGGATCGGTTTCTTCGACACCAGGATTATTAGGATCTTGGATCTTTTGCATTGGATCACCCTGTGTTTTGCTATTGCCTGGAGCCTTTGCACGAACTCCGGTTGGCTCTGCAACTTCAGAAGTACCAGTGGCGCCGCCACCTACTGCAACTTTCTCTTCAATTGCTTCTACTTCTTGTTGTTGCTCTGCTTCAGTTAGAACATTCTTTATTGCGTCTCTTAGTCTCATTGTAAGTGACTCCTTTAATTAGATTTTTACTTATTTATTAAATGTTATCCTTTAACTAATTCATTAATAAATGTCTTGAAAGCATTTACCTTAGCTTCAGATAAGTTTTTGCTCGGAGCTTTCTTTATTGATTTTTGAATCTCTTCGAGTTTCTGTGCTTTAAGGAGTCCATTATCCCAAACCCAATCAACTCCCTCCATGATACCACGAACAAACGCATCAGGTGCTGAAGGATCAGCAACTATATCTGCAGCAGTAGCTAATTTGAAATCATCCTGAACAACCATGCAACCTCTAGCTTTGTCTTCAGCTAAAGATCCTAAACCGCGGGTTGAAACTCCAAGTGAACCGCCGCCGTCCATTAGACCTTTGACGATGTTACCCATCGGTGTTTCCATAATCTTTGCTTTACCAATATAATTACTTCCTTCTTGACGAAGGTTGGTGATTAGATGTGATACACGATCTAGATTGATAGATGGACCATTGGGATGACCAAGTTCACCGTAAGCGCGCCCCTGCTCAACTGCTTCTTTCATGTATCTTTGGCATTCTTTTTCAAGAATATCACCGGGATACATGCGGCCGTTCCTGTTTTGGATATCGGCTTGCATGAAGATGCCTTCGATAAAATAGTTCTTTTGGCCAGATTCTTTTGCTTCTACAACGTATCTAACGTTGTCTACTTGTTCGCATATGAGCTTCATATGTTTTCCTTAGCTTGTATAACCTGTACTTGTTGGAATCTTCTGTACTTCTATGATTAGGTGACCATTTCCAGTTCCAACCAATTTTGCTTCGATTGCAAATTCTGAATTAGCAACTAAAGAACAACCAGATCCAGCAAAATCCATTGTGCCGGTGTCAGGTAAAGTAAGTAACGGTGTTGTTCCTCGTGCTATTGTCCAATAGCCGCCACCAGCTGCACCCCAAAGAATTTGAGCAATAGCAGCACCAGTTAAAACTTCTGAACCAGAAGCTATTGTAGAATTTGCTGTAGTGCCAACTGTGTTTATAGTAGCATTTGCTGTAACATGTATTACAGCTGATGTTCCTGGTCTATTGATCATTATAGCCATTAATCACCCCTCTTTGCTGCGTAGTAAGCAGCTAAAGCTCTCTTCATTCTTTCTTTCTTTGATGCTCCCTTGAACCTAGGATCATCTGACTTTATAAAATCGTCTATATAAGCTTTAACGCCCATTGAAGGTTTTAATACTTCGTCGAGTTCAACTTCTTCTTTTTTGACGTTCGAATAAGATTTATTAAGAACATCCAAACCTTTTTTTGTTATCTCTTTATGGCGAATTTGCTTACCCATGAATTCACCACCCGATGGATCATACTCATTTTCACTACCTCTACCAAGAGGTCTTTGTGTCTTATCAATTTCGTCAAGTTCAACTTCTTCTTTTTGAGTGGCGGCTTCTTTTCTAGCTTTAATTCGCGCTTGAGCGTCTTTTAATTTCTTTGCAAGCTCTGGATCTTTGCGAAGCATCCAACCTGGTTTTGTATCAGGCTTTTCTTCTTTCTTTTTTCCAGGGAATGGAATTACATCACCTTCATCCAATTCAACTTCTTCTTTCATCTTTTCTTTTTTATCAAGCATCTTTTGCATTGCTTGGCGAGCAAGATGACGTGCGGTTGAGTACCCTGGATCAGACTTTTGTCCTGATTGCTTCTTGGCAGGCTTGTTGTATGGTCCTTCAAACGGAACATCTTCTTTTTCTGCTTCTTTTAAGTCTTTGTTTAAAACGTTACGATGATAGCTCTTTATATCTTTGGTATTTAGTTCAGGCTTAGCTCTTACTTTCAAAGCAGCCTTTACATGTTTTGTGCTCGGTTCCATTTTATCATCGTCTTTTTCTTCACCGATCTTCATGCCTTTTTCTGGTGCAGGCTCTTCGTGATTCTTCAATATAGTGTCGATAGCGCTTTTTGCTTTTTTCTCAGGATCCATAGGACCCTTTGAAGCTTCATCGATCTCAACTTCTTCTTTCATCTTTTTCTTTTTATTGTCGGGATGGCCTTTGCCGCCGTCTTTACGAGTAGCCCATACTGCTCTCTGTTGTGCAAGGCTTACGTAGCCTTCATACACTTTTTCATCTTCACCGGGATTATAGCCGTGCTTTGGGCTGCGCTCTACGCCGTTGACATTAGTAGCATTGAATACGTCGTCACCGTTTCCATTGCGATCAGCAATCTTTTGTATTACGTGCTTATCAGCAAAGCGCTTCTCATCAGCAGACTTGATATCTAAACCGGGAGTTTGAGTGGTCTTATCTTTTTCTTTACTTGGCTGCTTTGTATCGTAGAGAGCCTTAATCTCTTTAAGAGTCCGCATATGAATCTCCGTTATCGATGTTCGTTTCTGCTTCGTCTTCAACTTCTACTGGTTGTTCCGTAGTTCCATTAAATATACCTGAAGCAACGCTTTGTTTTGCTGCGTCTAACACGCTAAGTACTTTTTGCCCCATCAACTCTTCAAAAGAGTTTGTGAAGTCAACTGGTTTGTTTTCACCTGCATATTTAATTAAATCAATTACGTCTGCCATACATACTCCTATTTATAAATCATTTATTCGCAGGTTGTTCTGCTGGTTGTGTTTCATCAACAGGCATCTGTAGTTGTATTACGCCTGTTTGAATTTCATTTTGTATCTGAGCATTGAGCATTTCAATATCATCTTCTGATTGCTGCAACACATTTTTTCTAATCCATTCAGTCGAGTAATACTTGCCAACATATGGATCTGTTGCTTGTAGTATGCCCAATCTTTCTCTCATCATTTCAATGTGTTTGAGTTCTGCAAACTGATTATCCTTGGCATACTTGAAATTAACATTATATTTGATCTGTTCCCATTCTTCAGGTGTAATGATCTTCTTTAGTATAAGTTGCTTCTGTAGTATCTCAGAAAATAATATTGAAAATCTATCTTGAAGACGACTTATGAATTTAGTAAACCTGACTTCGTCTCTTGTTATCTCAGTCGCTCTACCTATTGAATAGGTATTGTCTGGTTCCAACCTATTAATTGGAACGTTAAGAGACTTGTATAATCCCCTTTGAAAGTACTTAACGTCTTCCAAATCGCCTGCCAATTGACCAGCGGGTAGGGTTGAGATCTCCGTTCCTCTTCCACCTTCTCTTCGTGGTAGCCAGAAATCTTCCAACATCGTCATGAACTTACGGTCGTCTCGTATTTCACCAGTAGATGAATCATATACTACACGATTCTTAAATCGTGTCATGATATCACGAAGATACTGCTCAGCCTTCATCTTTGGAAGATTACCTACATCGATGTAGAATATACGACGCTCGGGTGCTCGTGATATCTTATAGATGAGTGTTGCATCTTCAAGAGATCTAAGCTGATTCAAAGGTTTGATAGCTTTATGCAAATATCCTAAAACTAATTGATTGTTCTTATCCATCAATCCAGACGTAGCATGTACGATTGAATCGGGTGATATTCTAATTCCTACAGTACCTGCAGAAGTGCTTGACACTGCTGAGACTTGATTTCCAAAACCTCTTTCATTGAAGATGTAGTACTCGTTTTCAGTTTGATTAACTACAGCTCCTACACCAGGAACAGGTTTTCTTTTTAATTCACGTACTTTTCTAATTTTACGTGGATCAATGTAACGTAGCTCCATGATTCCTTTTTGTGGAGCGTCTTCGTTGATGATCACGTGATAAAGCATCCTACCGTCTACATACCATCTTTTGAAGATGTCATAGCTACGGAAATTGAACTCTAACAACCTAAGAATCTCTTCAAACTCTTGAAGGAAAGCTGCTTTGACTTTAGGTGGAAGATTTAATTTCTCGAGATCCAATGATACCGGGCTTTGCTTGTCGTCGACGACTATTGCTTCATCCACGATATCAGATATAGCTGCATCTATTTCAGGATGCAGCGACATCTCCCTGTATTTAGTGACAAGCTCCGCTTCAGAACGAGCGGAGCCCTCCATGTCAACATAAGTTCCGTAAGCTCCACCGGCAACAACATTGACGGCGCCGTCGTCGTACTGTGGAGTGACAAACGAAACAGCAGTATCTTTTTCAGACTGCTTGTTTCGTTTGAATTGGAATCCAAATAAATTTAAATTTAATGCCATTATATTATCTCACTAAAAAATGGAGGCGCTAGGCCTCCATTTATATTATACGCCGCCAGCGTTGCCAGTAATGCCACCAGAAACTTCCCAATAATCTACTGCGAATGTCACCTGGAATCTTTCGATAGCGTTACCGTCTGCCCAACTTAGTGCAATGTCACCAATTACTTTGGGGAACACTCCATTAAATTGATACGTACGAATAGGAACACCGGTCTTTGAATACTGAACAACCTGAGCCTGTGATTTATACAAGAGAGGTGAAGCAGATCCAAAGGCACGAATGTTACCTTGGAAAGTATTTAGACGGTTTGACCATTCTTCAAGCGCATTCCTAACTAAGAAATCTTCATCATTGATAATTGTAACGGTCCAATCATCATACGTACGTGTACCAGCTAGCTTGATAAATCTTCCAAAGTATGGAACCTGTACCTCTCCCAGATTTGCGGCTGGGAGAGCAGTGGCTTCACACATAAACGGAAGTTTAATATCAGCTACTGAGTTAGCTGGATTTTGCATGGTTACCTGGAACAATGACGGTCTAGCACCGTCAAAAAGCATTTGACTTTTAATTTCGTTAATATTAAAGGCCATAGAATTCTCCTTTGTTATCTATGTTATTTATTAGAATCTACCAACAATTTCAGAGAATTCAACACCAGTTCTAACCGCTACGAAGTTCAACTGGATGAAGTTGATGCTTCTTGCAGGCTTGATATAGATGTCTCCTATGAACTCGTTGCGGTCAATAACTTCAGGAGTATTATTTGTTTCATCACACACGACTCTAAAGTCATAGATACCGCGTCGGCCCTGTACATCTCGTAAGAAAGGTTCAACTAAGTTTCTAAACTGAGCACGTGTAAACTCATCGTTGAACTCGAAGAGAGTAAACTTAGCAGCAGTTGCTATTGCTTTCTCGAGGACGATGAATAGGCGGCGAACGTTTATGCGATCAAACGCACTGGGTTTGCCGAGAATTGTCTTATCACCAAAAAGAACGGTTCCTTGTCCAGGGAATACACAGACTGGATTGATGTCGCTCTTGTAAAGAATATCCCTATCAGCTTTTTGTGGGTTATACGCAAGCTTGATGATGTTCTTTATCTGACCGCGATTGAAACCAGCAGGTGACCACCATGGATCTCTTAAGTTATCTGTACGAACTGCAAGACCAGCTATATCACCGTTTAATGGGATGTAGCGATATACGTCGTTGTATTTGTCATACTGATACTTGTAACCAGAATCTAGGACTGCATAAGATGTGGAGCTTAGAGAGTTTCTAAACTGCACTATATCCTGTGCTTCATCTTTACCAATGTTGTTGACGACGTCTCCGCGATCTGGTGAAACAAATACTACGCAATCTTTTCTATACTCGGCAACGTTATCGATTAGATAATTTGCAAGCTGAGCACCATAAGTACCACCTCGTGCCTTACCTTGTAGTATCAAAGATACGTCTATCTCTTCTGTTGAACGGAAGCGATCGTAAGCTTTTGTTAGAACATTGACAGGGACGTTTGATTCATTAGATCCGTCTTGCCCACCACCAAATGAACCATAGAAAGGAGTTTCATTCGTGCTGCTTGTTACAGATAATGCCGTATTTGATGGAGCGTTTGTTCTATCTTTAACAAACCAAATATAATTTGAATTATCATTTAGAACTGTTTTGTAGTAAAGAGTGGCACCGTCTTCTGTCTTTGAATCAGTTGCTCTTGATAAACCTTCAAATACTTCTAAGATTGTACCAGGAACACCGGTGAATTTACCATCTTCATCTGAAACTACAACATGGAGTTCGTCATTTGCGGATGTGTTACCGAATTGTCTTACGTAATCACTTTGGCCAGGAGCACGATCTACGTTGTTGTAGTATTCCCAACTGCGACTAATGGTGTTTGAATAGAAGTTGCTAAATAGATTGTAGTTACTGGAGAAGTTAATTTGGAAAGTATTGTTGCCAGCTGCATAAACTGCGTTAGCAGCAAGAGCTGTAATCTTAAGTTCTTGGAAACCTAATTCAGAATTTCCTACAGTAAGTATATCATTGACTTTAAAATTATCATTGATAAAAGCAATCATTCCGTTTGCAGCACCCCAAGAATCTTGGTTTCCTGATGTATAAAGAGAAGCTGCTGAGTTAGCAATGAATACAGTAGCTACATTGCTACCGACAACAAACGTTATGCCGGCGTTAGCTATCTTGGTCGAATCACCTATATTGTAAAGAGTGTTGTTTGCTACGAATGCATTGACATTTGAAGAAAAAGCTTCAGCTGAATCACAGACTGAAACTTTTAATGAATTACCCAATGAGCCTGGGTACTTAGCAGCGTAGTTAACTGTGGTAGTTGCAGGAAATAGATCTTGCTTGACTAAGTAATCATCTTCATTTTTAATTACAAAGTGAGCAAGATCACTGTCGGCATCGAGTGGCCCGGTGTTTGCAACAGCAGAAAAAACAGAATTTGGATTTGTAAATGAATAGCTACTAATATATGCAACAGAACTATTACCTAGAGTTGCAGCTTTGGACATAATTACGACAGTAGTATTTGCTTCGACTACAACAGTTCCTTCTGGAATACCTGCACCATAGACTATATCACCGGCTGAAACACCATCAGCAACGGAGCTCGATGTTATCCATGTATTGCCGTTTACGTTTGCAGAAGCAACGGTGTTTGAAAAGCCAGTAGTATTTGCAGCACGGGAGACATAAAGCTTGTTGCCGTAGGCAAGAAAGTTTGCAGCCGTGAAAAATGTTTCTGGGTTGTGGTTTGAAGGCTTACCGAAACGAGCTGCGAGCTTGTCTTCGCTGTCGATTAGTACTGATTTCTCGAGAGGACCCCAATGAAATACGCCAGCGATTGCACCCTCAGTTGTAGAAACTGCAGGAACAATCGTAGTTAAATCGATTTCGGTTACGTTGACTCCGGGACTTACTTGGAATGGCATCTTCTATCTCCCTTTGGCAAAAAGATGGTTAAATTATGTTTAAAGTATTTATAATTTTACGATTTTAATCCATACTCAATAGAAACTTTTCAAACTCAGACGTCTCTACTATTTCTGGGGGAGGAAGTCCATTATCAACAATGCCAAAGGGAAGCATGTCTTCTTCAATCTGCCGCATCTTTTCTTCGTACAGAGCTTTTCGTAGATCCACTGTATTTATTTCTTTGAAATATCTAGTGGTGATGAGCCAAGC